TCGTAGTATCCAAGTATAGTTTCAAAAGGTGAAAAGTATCTTGATGCTTTACAAGTATCATAAACTTGTTTTTGCATCATAAAATAATTTGCAACAAAAGCTGCTAAGTCTTTTGATATAGCTTTTCTAATTACTGTGTATTTATTTTTTTTAAACATCTTTAGCCATTTCTTTTGGTACAGCCTGTATGTTCCAATGTATAAATCTAAATGGCTCTTTACCATGATCGACTGCATACTCATGCTCTAAATATCCTGGAAATATAATTAATGTGCCCGGTTTTGGTTTAAGATGAAATTGTTCATGACCAGCCCATACACCTTTTAAGTCTGGTTTCATTTTTAATTTTGTACATCTTGCACCGGTCTTTGGTTCATGAAATATTGGAAAAGATGTTTTATCACTGCATTTTAAAAAATAAAAACCTGACACGTGTTGGTTCCAATGTATATGTGCAGAGTGATGTCCACCACCTTTTTTAGCAAACTCTTGTACCCACATTTCACTAAATAGTGTTGTGTATTGTTGCATATCATAACCTTGGTGATCTAAATACTCCCAAGATTTTTGACCAATGTAATTTCTAAAATCTAAAAAATCATTATCATTAGTCAGTGGTGTTGAATGATACGATCTTCCAAAATCACCGTGTTCTTTTATATATGCTTTTTCTCTCTTACGAGCATCAACAATATATTTATTACTTGCTTTGTTTAACGATTTAACAAATTCTGGTTTTTCCTCGCTCCATATTACAGTTGGAAAATAATTATTTATAAACATTATCTAAAAGGCCTCCCTAAATGCCATACCACAAGACTATATCTTGTGCCTGATGTTACTGGTTTAACTCTATGCCACACAAAACTAGGAAATACAATAATAGATCCTTTTGGTAATATCTCTTTACATTGTATTCTA